ACGATCGGTGCGTAGCTGGTGGCGGTTCTGCATGTCACTCCCCAAGCATGGTCGACTTGCCGACGCCGCCTGGACCGGTCAGCATCGTCGGGTTGCCGCCAGTGTTCTGCGCGGCCAGCAGCGTCTCGACGTTGGCTCGCTTCGATCGCGCGCGGTTGGTCTCCATCATGCCGCGACGCTCCTGCGACATGGCTCTGGCCTCGGCGTTCTTCTGCGCTTGGTCCTGCCTGCGCATCGCCTTCTGCTGCATCTGCGCGCCGCGCTCGCCTGAGTAGATGCTGTAGCCAGTGCCAACCAAGGCAGACGCTGCGATGATTCCAGAAATCGCCATCAGAGCTTCCTGCTGTAGATGATGTCCTGCACCGCGTACTGGCCTCGGCCGGCCAGCAGCAGCGACAGCTTGCTGTGCTCCTTCGCGTGCCACAGCATCAGCTGCGCGCCGCGCTCCTTCGCTTCGACCTCGGTCTCGTGGATCAGCCGCACGCCGAGTCGGCCGTTCGCCGTGCTTCGATGCGGCGGCGACACGAACAGCACGTCGTTCTGCGCGTAGGTCATCAGCCCGTAGTGCAGGTGCTGCGTGACGAACGTCACCGAGTACCCGACCATCACGTCGTCGACGAACGCGGCGAGGCAGAACAGATGGCCCGCTCGCTGTGCCTGCTGGTACACGTCCCAGCGTGGATGCAGCACCATCACGTCCTTGTGCTTCGCGATCTCGTCGTAGTGCTCGGCGAGCAGGCTTCCGCCTTCGCGCTCGATCGTCTCGATCGTCGTGAGTTCGATCTTCGTGGCGGCTGCGGCGTGCATCAGTAGAGGGCGTAGACGGTGGCAGAGGTGCCGGTGAGTCGCACCCGCTGCGCGCGGAACGGCAGGATGGTCCCAGCTGTCAGCGATCCGGTGGTGTCCAGCGTCGTGCCGTCGGTGTTGATCACCGACACCGTGCCAGCGACAGCCACGAACAGCGCAGCAGCGGGGATCGGGAGGTCGACCGTGTCGCTTCGCGTCACTGGCACGGCAATGCTGAACGTCGACGGACCCTGCGGCACGGTTGGGAAAGCTGGCATGGGGGCAGTGTCAGGCCGGGCGCGTCGGTACGGGCACTACAGCCCCCGGTACGGGTCGTAGTCGGCCACGCTGCCGCGCCTCGGGATGCCGAGGTCGTGAAGGACGTGGCGCTTCGGCGTCTCCATGCAGGCGAGGATCAGGGCCGACGCCGAGTCGGGGCTGCGGCCGATCCGCTCGTAGATCTCCTCGCGGCTGGCGACCTTCAGCGTCTGGCCTTGCAGCTTCCAGGTCGGAGCGCACAGGTCGGCGAGCAGCATCGGGTCGGGCGGCAGCGCGATCCCGTTGTTCGCCTTGGGGTCGAGCGCCTCGCGCATGCGCCACCACAGTTCGCTGCGCAGGTTGGCGAAGCGCAGCCGGCCACTGGCGTCCATCGCCACCGCCGCCTCGGCGACGTTGACACCGACGACCTGCACTCCAGCGTCGCGCAGGATGTCGAACGGCGACGCGCCGACGCCGATCACGTCGATGTGGACGACGGCACGGTCGCGCTGCGCTGCGACGACCTGCCCAGCCACGGCTGCGCCATCAGGCGTCTGCGAGCCGGGCAACCTGATCAGCATGTCGAACCACCAGCCGTGCCGGCGCGCGATCACGGTCGAGTCACGGCCGCCGCGCGCCACGTCCACGCCCACCGAGTCCATCGGCGGCAGCGTGCCAGGACGCAGCCAGCGAGCCTGTGCCGCCTCGACCCAGGCTGTGGGGATCACCTGCCAGGGGTCGTCTTCGATGCCGGCGGAGAAGTCACCGTACCGCATCTGCGACCGCAGCGGCTCCGGCAGCGCGTCGAGCGTCGCGGTGTAGCCGGTCGCCATGAGGTACGGGTTGTCGGTCACGCGCGACGGCACGAACGTCCTCGACTGCGGAGTGATGCGCTGGCCGTTGTGCTCGATCTGCGCCGGCCCGTCGACCTCGATCTCCTTGCCGTCCACCACGGCGAACCAGCGGATCTCGCCGGGCTTCGCCGGCCTCGGGTGCGTGCGGTCGAGCCACGGGGCGAAGTAGGCGACGACCCACCGGCCCTCGGCGCTGGTCGGCGGGTTGAACGTCAGCAGCACGCGGCACCGCTGGTTCGCCTCGGTCGTGCGCAGCCAGCCCATCAAGAACCGCACGTCCTCCTGCCGCATGTTCGACGCCTCGTCGAAGATCAGCAGGTCGTGCGGCCGGCCCTGGTACTTGCGGACGTCGCCGGGCGACGGGAACGAGCCAAGCTCGACCTGCGCGTCGCGGCCGTCCCAGCGGCGGAACCGCCAGATGCGGTCGCTGCCGTTGTACCCATCGCGGCTGCCGAGCACGTCGCCGAGGCGGTCGACGACGCCCTGGAGTTCGGTGCCGTTCTGGCGAAACAAGCCCGTGCGCAGGTGCCGCGTCACGGCAAGGCCGAGGGCGAGGTCGGTCTTGCCGCCGCCGGCCGCGCCCCCGAAGCCGACGACCGTGGCCGGCGACTCCAGCGCCATCGTCTGCGGCCCCGGCAGCGGGTGCCACGGCCGACGGTCAGCAGCCAGCAGTCGATCGAGTTCGGCTCGCTCCTCGTCGGTGAGCATGGCGAGCGCCGCCGCTGTGGGCGCGCGCGTCATGCGGGAGAGTGAGGGGCGCGGCAGCCGGCGTCGACGGCATGAACACCGGGGAACGTCGACTGGGCGTGGGAGGGCGCAGCGGCTGCCGGCCCCTCGGTGTGACGCGCGCAGCATGCCCGACGCGCGCCGGCCGGCAAGCCGCCGCCGGCAGGATCGGCTGCGGAAGATTCCCAGATTCTCCGACAGATCGACGCGCGCATTGGCTACGGGTCTCCCTTTGCTGCTTGCTGCTCGGCATCCTGCGCAGCCAGCCGCGCCGTGGCGACGGCCAGCAGGCTGTCGACGCGCCGCGCGCGCTCGGCGTCGTCGATCTGGATCGGCACGCCGGCAGGATCGCCGCCCACCTGCACCGTGCTGCGCTCGCTGTACCTCGGCGACCACCGCGCCAGCAGCTGGAGCCGCGTCCAGACGCGCAACTTGCGGTGCGCGACGTCGTCGGGGTGATCGCTCGGCTCCTCGGCGATGGCTTCAAGCTCGTCAGCCATCACGTCGAAGCCTGCCTCGCGCGCGCGCGCGAAGCGTACCGCGAAGTCCTGATCCTGCGACCTCCAGGTGTAGATCCGCATCACGGACGGCTTGCCCGGCTGCCTCGCGTAGCTCGCCAGGGTCTTGCCGGCGGCGAGCCACTCGACGATCTCGTCGTAGTAGTCGTTCGGGTCGTAGGTCGGCTTGCGTGTCACGGCTCGCCTCCTGCGACTCGACGCCATGAGGATGGCAGCGCTGCGCGGCGCTCGTACCGGCAGATCTTGGCGACGGTCGACTTGAGCAGACCCATGTGACGCGCGATCCAGCCGTAACTGCGTAACTCGTTCTCGTGCGCGTCGCGCACGGCGCGAACAACGGCGTCGGGGATCGTCGAGTTGTGGTGCGTCGCGCCGACTCGGTAGCCGCGCTCGTCGACGGCGACGAGGCGCGTGCGCGTGGTGGTGGTGGTGTGCGTGGTCATCTCCAGGTGCCTGCGATGCGGATGAAGGGCGTGGCGACGCGCCACGTCCCTGCGATGCGGGTGTAAGGCGTCGTGGTCTTCCAGGTGCCGCTGACGCGCAGCCAGACGATCGTGCCCGTCGGCGGCGCTGCGGCAGGTGCGAGCAGCGTCAGCAGCATGGGCTAGACGTACTGGAGGTAGATGTCGCCGTCAGCGCCGCCGGTTGGCGCTGCGGTGCCGCTGGTGATGGTCAGCGTCGCCGCGTTGCCGAGGCCGAGCGTCGTGCGCTGCGCGGCTGCGCTGGCGTCGTCGAGCAGGTCGCGGCCCGCCTGCGTGCAGGCGATCGTCTCGGGCACTCCGGTGCTCGGAGACTGGCGACCGATCAGCGTGTCGGTGGCGAGGTTGGCGAGCTTCGCCAGCGTGACCGCGCCCGTGGAGATCGTCGTGGTGCTGCTGCCTGCTGCGGCCTCGACGTCGCCGAGCAGCTGGCTACGCCGGATGCCGCTACCGCTGAACTCGACACCGTGGCCGACGGTGACCTCCTGCGCTGGGCCGGCGCTGCCGCTGTGGCGACCGATCAGGTGCTGCGAGGTGACGTCGACGATGTCGCTCCACTGCGCCTGGGACAGCGTGGCGAGCGCGCCGAGGCCGAGCGCTGTGCGCTGTGCTGCGGCGTCCGCTGCGGTCAGCAGCGTCTTGCCGGCGGTGGTGACGTCGCCGCCCATCTTGGTCGTCGTGACCGCTCCCGCGTCGATCGAGAACGACGTTGCGTTGCTTGCGACGGTGATATCGCCCTTGTCGCCGTCGCCGAGGCCGCGCACGACGAGATCCCAGTGCAGCGTCCACTGCGCGCCGACGCCCGGCTCGGAGACGGAGCCGCTGGTGTGGTCGACGAGCGCGACGTAGCTGCTGCCGAGGTGCTCGACGACCTGTCCGCGCAGGTAGTTCGTCACGACCACGCTCCCTGGGTCGGCGTGAGGAACACGCCGGCCGGCACGGTGCCGCCCCACTCGCCGGCCCACTGGAGCAGGCCGCCGCCGCCGCCGCCCGTGACGGACAGCGTGCCGTCGGTGTAGGTCAGGCCGGTGCCGATCGCCGCGCGGCCGTAGCGACCGGACAGGTCGATCGTCGACAGCCAGACGGGCGTCTGGTCCTGGATGGCGTCGACGGTCGGGTCGATCCTGCGGATCTCCTCGACGACGTGCCGCAGATCCTCCACGACGGGATCGCGCGACGGCATGGCGCGCGCCGCGCCGGCCGCGTTGCGACTGGGTAGGGCCATGGGGTGATCTTGCCCGCTCCTGCGGATGACACAAGGGGCGGCGAGATTTCTCGCTTTTTTGGAGATCGCACTGTTGACGCGATCGGCGACGGTCGATACGTTCCGCACCCATGAGCACCAACACGGCAGCCCGTTCCGACATCCGCAAGGACATCAAGCTGGAGGAGATCCGCGTCGAGCGCGTAGTCGCCGGT